GGGGCGCGCACCCGGCCCCGCAGCCCCCGCCAGGGCCTTCTCCAGCTCCTCCCGGCGCTCCCGCAGCGCCTTGGCCCGGGCACGTACCTCCTGGGCCTCGGTCATCCTCCACACCCCCTCACTGCTTCGTGCTGTCCACCCGGGGCGCGTAGATCTGGGACATGGTGTAGGTCCCGTCCCGGGGCCTGGTATAATACCCCTCGGCCAGTTGGCGCAGATCCCGCATCTCCTTCAGCATCTGCCGGAGCATCCTGGCCTCCCCCTCCAGCGCCCGCCGCCGGCCGCCTTCGGCGGTCTCCAGCTCCGCCTTGACCTCCTCCAACCCCATCCGCAGCCGCACCGCCGCGTCCATGTAGCCGTCTGCCAAGTCTGCCAATCTGGCCACACTCTATCACCCCCCTTACGCAGAAAAACAAATCTGTCCGTCATAGGCGTCCTCGCACGTCAGCAGGATATTTCCGGACGCCTCATCATAGGTTACGGAGGTGCACAGCACCGCCCAAGTCCCACCCTTGAGCTGTCCGCTTACCTTATGCCGCAGCGTATACGCAAAGCGGCCGGTCTGACGGCCGTGTTTGGTGCGGGGAATGGTCAGTGTCTTGCTCCCATCTCCTGTCCACTCCGCCGCCGTAAAATCCACCGCCGACGACCGCTGGGCTCCCAGACTGGCGTTGAAGATGGCCATCAGGCTCGGATTACCCTCCACCATCTGGCGTTGCTCCTCGTCCATCGGGAAGCCCAGGGTATACAGCCACAGCACATAGGGCAGGCTGTCGGAGTCCGGCGGGTAGTAGGCCGGTTGGCCCATGTAGGACAGGAACATCCGGGTATCGGTCAGGACTACCTTGTGCCCGCCGGAGATTGCCTCCAGGTGGACAGTGGCCAACTGCAGGTCGCAGACATCCTCCGTATCCTGCAGCTCGCCGGTGATGGCCAGGAGCTGGAAGGCCCGGACATCCGCGCCCTTGTTCATCCGGCATACAATCTTGCAGTCCTCTGAGACGGTAACCGTCTCTGTGCCGTCGAAAATGGCGGCGCGCCCCCGGACATACACCGCGCCGGCAGCCACCTGCAACGTGGTGCCCTCACCGCCCTGGACGCTTACCTTGCAGGCATCGGCATCCCGGCCGGCCATAATCCCCTTCTCTGAAAAAAAGGGACGGAAAAAGGCCGCATGGTCGTCTGCATCATATTCCCGGTCATACCCGGTCGGATGGCTGCTCAGATCCTCCGTGGGCTCAGCATTAAAAAAATAGCTTTTCGTATTGACTCACCTCTGCTCTCGTATTTGCCGGCGCAGCCTGCCGAATATCGTCAGCGGAGCAGTCCCAAAGGTGGCGGTTCGCTGGATGCCGGCGCTGCTCCACACGGTCTGCATCTCCGTCAGCCTGGTGTGCATCTCCACACCCCAGTCCTGGCTGCAGCAGGTCACCAGGTCGCCCAGCCGGTAGTCCCGGCCGTAGACATACCGGTCATCCCTCAGTTCACAAGTGAAGGACTCCGCAGCCTTGTACTGCTCCGCCGCGATCATGGCCTGGCGTTTCAGTTCGTCGTACTCCGTGCCGGCCTCTGGCGTATCCACAGAGACGGACAGGTGCGTCTCCCGGCGCCGGATGCCCACTGCCTCCTGCTCGCCGTCCCGGATGTAGGAAACGGTAAGCGTCTCGTCCGCAAACTCCGATCCGGACATGGTCGTATAGAATACATTGCGGGCATCACTGCCGGAGCAGGAATAGGTCTGGGCTTGGGCTGTCCTGCGCCGGATGTCAAAGATCACCCGGGTGCGGTCGCTCTGCTGCGCAGTGTGGTCCTCTCCCGGCACCACATCAAAGACCAGGGCATGGCGCTTCAGGTCCGGCAAGATGTCGTACCCCAGCCCCGCAGCTTCCCCCAGGGCCGCCAGCACATCAGACACCACATCGTGCCGGCTCATGTATTTGTCCTCCGCCAGCCCCCGCCCCTGGTCTGCCGCCACCTCCAGCCCAAACACCTTCCGGGCGGCCAGCACTGGGGCGGCCATATTCGCGGCGACGAAGTGCTTCATAATTGTCTCCGTGCTGCCCGTCACCGCGTCATAGCCCTGGGCCCCGGTCACCTCTGTGCTCTCCGGCGGGATCGTTATGCGGTCCAGGGTAAGCCCCTTGAGCTGGCGGCCGGAAACCGTGCGTACATAGCCGCTGGAGCTGGCCTCCAAGGTAAAGCCGTCGATGATCCCCCAAAAGGTGCCGTCCACCAGAAGCAGCCGCCCGCCGGTGAGCCGGTCCTCATGGCGGGCCCCCAGCGGCACGGACAGGGTGAAGCTGCCCGGCGACCAATGCCGCTCGATCAGCGTTACGTCGGTGGCCGCCAGAACCAACCCCAGCGGCCGGAAGGTGGGGGCCTCTACAGTGGGCGGGTCATAAATGCGTATCTCAGGCATGCTCACACCCCCAGGCTGGGAATCCGGTACCGCAGGTACGCCACCGGCGTATCCTCCGGCTGGTCGTTAGTGATGGCCACCTGGTTCCGGCCCGGACGAAGGGCCCAAGGCACGCTGTCCAGGCTCATCCAGTGGGAGACATCCTCCTGCATCTGGTAGTCTCCGGAGCCATCACGCTGGTACAGGAAGGCCGATACGTCCTTCAGATCCACCACCAGCTTCTGGTTTTCTGCGATGCTGTGCTCGATCGTGACCTGCTCGCCGGTGGTGCGGTTGGCCAGGCACACCTCCTGTCCCGTGGTATAGACCTCGATGGATGGATAGATATTTTCTTCGGCTGGGTTGTCCACCATGCCGAACCGGGTATACGCCCCCATGGGGAAACGGTATGGAGCCCATGGGAAGTGCCAGAACCGCTGTATGACGCCCATGGCCAGGATGTACTCCTTCGCGCTCTCCCAATAGGGGGAATCCGCGGTAAAGCTGATGTCGATGGTGGAGAAGGTGCCCACCGGCGTGCCGATGGTGGGGGTGGCCAGTGGGCGGCACCGCACCTGGACCGCTTCGTCCTCTTTGTAGTACGTCAGCGTCCCCCAGCGGTTGGGCGCAAATGCCTGGGCCAGCCAGGCCCGCTGCGTGTCATAGGCGGCCCGGGCGGAGAGCGTCCTGCTCCCGTACACCAGCATGGAGCCCACCAGGTTGATGGTGCGTGCATCCAAAGCGGTGTGGTAGGTAGTCACGCCATCCTGCCTGGGAGCCTTGGAGGTCTCCGCCGTGGCAGACAGATCCGAGGTCAGCTCCCGGAAATAGTAGGGCCCGGGCCGCTCATAGGGGCCGCCTCCCTCAAAAGTACAGGTGCGGCCGTTATCCGATGTCCATGCAACCGATCTCATAGCTCCCTCCTTCAGCGGTCCAGCTCGTCCAGCACCTTGCGCACCGTCCGGGTCACCTGGCCCTCGGTCATGCCGCCGCCGGCATTGTAGGTAATGCTGGCGCTGTTGCTGCGTGTCACTTGGTTGACCACCTTGGTCACCGTCCGGGCGGCCGTTTCCACAGCGCCGGCCAGCATGGAGGCGGCCCTGGCCGCAGCGTTGGAGGAGCTTCCGGCACTCTTTTGGGAGGATTTTCCGCTGCCGTAGGGGACATACCCCTCCACGTCCTTGTACTTCTGGTTGGCCTCCCACATGTCCTTGGCGATGTTGTACTCCACGTTTTCCTTCTTGGCGATGTCCAGGATCTCCGGGTCCAGCTCCTCCTTCTCCTTCTCGGCCTTGTCCTTGGCCGACTCTGCCCTGTCCTTGGCAGACTCGTAGTCACGACCGGCCTGGGAGATGGCCGCCTCGTAATACTTCACCAGGTATTCTAGTTCCCTTTTGTACTCCTCCTCCAGGCGCTTAATTTCGGCCTCGTAGTCCTCCTTGGCCTCCTCTTTGGCCTGATCGGCGGCCTCCTCCGCCGCTTCGATCTCGGCCTCAATCCTCTCCTTTTCCTCCTCCTTCTCCCGGTAGAACTGGGTATCCTCCTTGTCCTGGATAGCCTTATCCAGGGCCTCCTGCAGCCGGGCAACTTCCTTCTCCCACTCCCGGCGATCTTCCTCATTCCGGGCGAAATCCCTCTGTGCTTCCGCAGCCTCCAGCCGCTTACGGGCCTCCGCAATGGCGTCGTCCTGCTCCTCATCCTCCCGGAGCTCCCTCCGGGCCTGGATCTCCTCGTTGATCCCGTCGATGATTGCATTCAGGCGTTCCTTCTCGGCCTTCAGCTCGGCGTCAATCTGGTCCTTACGGGCCTCATAGGCATCCTTGGCCGCATCCTTTTCCGCGTCATAACGGTCCTTTAGGGCCGCTTTCTCCTCCTCCAGGGACTCCTTCAGCGCGGATACCTGCGCCTCATAGGCGGCTTTCAGCGATTCGAGCTGGGCGTCATAGGCTTGCTGCGCCGCGTCCAGCTCCTCCTGCCGGCACTGCTCCAGATAATTGTGGAGCTGGACGTTGGCCTGCCGCCAGGCGTCCGAGTTCTCCTCCAGGTACTGGTCCCGCAGGCGGGCCAGCTCCTCGTAATACTGCTGCTCGGAGATAATGTCCATATCCAGAAAATACTGCAGGTCAGCCAGTTCAGCCTCATACGCCTCCTGCTTGGCCGCCGCCGCTTTTTCTCTGGACTCCGTCTGGATCTTCTCCCGCTCCTCCGCATATCCCCACCAGAGGGTTTGCAGCTCCTGGATTTCATCGGAGTTTTCCTCGTAGCCCTGGGCCCGGAATTCCTCGGCCAGCTCGTGGACCCGGTCCATCATCGTCTGGTACAGGTCAACAATCGCCTGGGTCTTGGCCTCATCCTTCGACCACAGGAAGATCTGATGATCTACATCGTCCAGCCACTCCTGCAGCTCCTCCATGGCGGACGTGCCCTCGTCCTTCGCCGCCTCCGTCTTTTTGGAGGAGGTGCTTCCGGAGGTTCGCCGGCTCCCCCCGGCGCTCTCGCGGAACATGCTGGCTGTGATGCGGTCATAGTCCTCCAGGGATTTTCCGGCGTCCGCCAGCGCCTGGGCCGCCTCCCGGTACTCGTTGGCCTTAGCATAGTAGCTGACGCCCTCGGCCAGGTTGTCCGCGTTGGCTCCCATGGATTGGTACAACTCCGCCAACGCGGTAAGCTGATCCTTTGTGGCCAGGGTGGTGGCGTTGATGGCGTTGATTTTGTCCGCCTCCGCCGTCACAATGGCGTCGGCGGCACTCTGCGCCTCATTCAGCGCCAAGGCATACTCGGCCCGCTGGGTGGAGATGTAATCCTGGAGGGCTCCGTCGGCCAGCAGGTACCCGTTGGACGCCTCCACCAGATATCCGGAGAGCTGTGGGTACTCCTCCAGCAGCTTGACCACGGTATCCAGTTCCAGGTAGCCGGTTTCATTCTGCTGCTCCTGCGCCTCGGCCAGCAGTTCATAAGCCCCCTGGGTCTGGCCAAGTACGCCAGTCAGGGCCGCCAGACGGTCCGCCGCCGTGTCGGCGGCCGTCCCGGTATCCTCCATGGCCTGGGCCGTCTGCGCCGCCGTCGCATTGTACTTGCCGTATTCCTGCTCCAGCCGGGCAATCTCCGCCGCATTCTGCTCCTGGGCGGCCGTCAGGCGGTCATACTGGCCCTGGGCGGCAATCAGCGCGCCCTGAGCTGCGGTGAAAGACGTTTCCTCCCGTGAGTTGCGCGTTTCTACACCGTCAAACTCCGCATAGCGTTCCTTGGCCTCCTGCAGTGACTCCTCTGCGGCCTCCAGCTCATTGGCAATGCTGATCTGCTCCTGGTAGGCTTCGCTCAGCCGCTCCACCGCGGCCTCCTGCTCCTGCCGGGCATACTCCGCCTCCGCCAGGCTGCGGATGGCCTCGGCTGTCAGGTTCAGGCTGTCGGTCTGTGCGTCGTAGGCCAGGGAGAGGGAGGGCACCGCCTCGTTGAGCTGTTCCACCAGCTCCAGCATGGCCGCCTTCTCGGCGGAGGTCTTGTGCTCCTCCTCGGCCAGCCGGGCCAGGGCGTCCACCATGGAGAGGGTGCTGGCCTGGCTCTCCTGCAACTCTGCCCGTGTATCCTCATAAGCCTGCCGGGCCTCATTGATGCTGGAGGCCAATGTATCGGTGCTCTCCGCCGTCAGTGCAGCGGAGACGGCAAAGGAGCCCAGGACGGCCAACAGCGTCCCAATCGCGGTTACCAGCAGTCCTACGGGGTTCGCGGCCATGGCGGCGTTGAGGCCCGTCTGTGCGGCAGTAGCGGCGGTTGTGGCCGCCGTGTTGGCGGCCATGACGGTACGCAGCGTCTGATATACCGTGATACCTGCCTTCACCGCTGTTGTGATGCCACCCGTCACCTTCAGCATGGGGCCCAGGGCGGCCAGGAAGAGCCCAGTCTGCACCACAGCCTTCTGCGTTCCCTCGTCCAGATCTCCGAAGGTCTGGATCAGCTCATTGAGCTTTCCGATGATAGGGGTGATTACAGGGAGCAGTTCATCGCCCGCCGTGGCGGCCGCTTCCTTCAGGCTCTCACGGAAGATCCGGAGCTGGTTGGCCGTGCTGTCTGAGGTGCGGGCGAAGTCCCCCTGGGCGTTCTGGGTATTGGCCAGCACGTACTGGTAGCGCACCGCCACCTGCTGGGCCTGGTCCATGGCGGTATAGGCGGTGGTATAGCCTTCCGCCAGAGCATACGCCTCCAGGTTGGCCTGGGTCATGACTACGCCCAGCTCTTTCAGGCTTTCCGTTTCGCCGGTGAAAATGGACTTGAGAGCGGTGGATGCCTGGTCAATGCCGATATTTTTGAAAGAGGCCAGATCGGCGGCCAGGTTGACCAGAGCCATGGACATCTGGGCCGCCGCATCCTGGCTGTAGCCCATGGAGGTGGCCATGTCGCCAAACAGGGCCGCCATGTCCAGGGCCGTCCCCTGGGCAAGGCCGATGGAGTTCAGCGTGGTGGAGGACCACTCCTTGACGGAGTCTGCCGCCCCGCCGAACGCCACCTCTACCTTGTTGATGGCCTCCTGCATATCACTGGAGAAATTGACGGACGCCACGCCGGCGGCGGCCAGCGGCACCGTCAAGCCGGCCGTCAGCGCATTACCTGCTGTACTCAGTCGCCGCGCGGCCTCGTCCAGCCCTTTGTTCAAATGGTCCAGCCGGATCTGGTTGATGCTCTGTAGTTGCTTGCGGGCCTGCTCCGCTGCGGCCTCCGTCTCCACAAGCTGCTTCTCCAGCCGCTGGTACTCGGCAGACGTTTTTTCTGTCCCCAGCTCCTCCAGGGCGGCCAACTTCTGGCGGAGCAGTTCCGCCTTAGCCTCAGTCTGGGTAATGGCCTGCTGAGCCAGTTCCTGGGCCTGGTCAAACTGCTTGGCGTCCCAGTTCCGTTCCAGCTTACTCCGCACGGAGTCCAGCTTGGCGCCTGTGGTGTCCAGAGCCGCATCCGCATCCTCCAGCTGGCTGGTGAGCTGGTCCACCTTCGCCTGCTCCGCGGATTTACTGACCTCCTCCAGTTGAGCCTTGGCCCGTTGTGCCGACACCTCCACATAGCTCAGTTCCCGGCGCAGGGCCTCATACTGCTCTTTCTGAGTGGCGCTGAAGGAGGCAGGGTCACCCATGGCAGCCAGAGCCTTCCGCAAAAGCTCTGCCTTCGCCTCGGTTTCACTTAGGGCTTTTTGGGCCAGCGCCTGGGCGCGCTGGAACTTGGTGGCGTCCCACTCCAGCTTTAAGCTGTTTTTGAGCGTATCCAGCTCGGATTGGGTCGTGCGGATGGAGCGGTTGGCCGAGTCCAGCGCCGTCTTCAGCTTTGTGGCATTGCCGCCGATCTGGATCTCGATGCCACGTGTGTACCGCGAGCTGATTGCCATATCCTACTCCCTCCTCACAGCCGCGCCAGCAGCTCATCCATGATCTGGTCTATTTCCTCGTTCAGCGCCGTGCGGATATGCTGTCTGGCTTCCATCCGCACACTGCCGTCCCTGTTGTGGGTGCCATACTCTAGCATAAAGGTCAGATCCGGCCGCAGCGCATTGTAGATGATTTTGACTTTTTCGTGGTTGACGGTGGCCGTCCGCACCCTCCATCCCCTGGCGTATTCCCCGGTATCCTTTGGGCTGCGCTCAGTCAGTTTACCCTTGAGCTCCAGGGCGCGGGCAGACAGGACTTCGTCCAGAGTCTGCTCCGCGTTCATTGCCTCCTTTTCGCACAGGTCGGTCAGGTATAGCTCAAAGTCATCAATTGAGATTGTCTCCATATGCCCCTCCTTATCCGGCCATGCAAAAAGAGGGCCGCCACGCTGTACTTCATCCGCCTGCGCCTCCCCTGGGAGCGGCTTTTTTCTTGGGGCGCGGGTACAGGTTGGACATCTCCTTATCCGTCAGCGGCCGGTAGTGCTTGCGCTCTGTATCCTGGAGCATGTTGAGCCGGCGCAGCACCCCTATCACATGCAGTATGGGGAGCTCATGGAGCAGGGACAAATCCATACCTACCAGGGTCAGGGCCGCCAGAAGGCGGTACTCGTCAAACGGTTCTTCGGAGCTCTCCTCGTCCGGCGGCCCATCCAGCTCTATGTCCGGTTCCAACAGTGCGTCCCGTGCTTTGAGACCCTTTACCAGGAAAGCCCCGTCCCGCCGGGCCTGTCGGGCCAAGACAAGAAGCTCCGGCCGGTCCGCCGCCGGAATCATCAGGTGGCACATCCGCAGCAGCTTCCCCTCCAGCTTCTTGGGCGGTATCCCCCGGTTCAGGGTTTCCAATATACTTTCGCCATAAATGGCCCGGTACCGGATGGCGGAGATGGCGGCGGGGTCCAGCCGGTACCAGACCCCGCCCAGCTCCATCTCATACACGGTTAAGGCCCAGGCGCTGCCGCTACCTTGGGCACCGGCACCGTATCCCCAAAGGTCGCGTAGCCCGTATCGTCCGGCCGGCAGGTATACAGATACGCCGTCCGGCCCACACCGCGCTCGTCCTTGTAGTCGTCAGTGCCCTCGGAGTCCTTCAGCGGATCTCCATAGGCCCGGAAGGGATAGGAATAAGCGCCGAACTCCACGCTGCCCTTGGCCGTGGTATAGGTAGCGGAGCCCTTGCCGATCTCCACGTTGAACATCCAGCACTTGACCACAGACTGCTTGCCGTCCTCGTCCAGCTCCAGGAACTCATAGTACAGGGCGCCCCGGAGGTAGCTGGCGATGTTGGTGGTAATCAGGCCGTTTGCGCCCTCCAGCGCGAAGCCGGCCGCCTTCTCCAGCTCCGGGTCGGGGGCGGTGGTACCCACCTCACCCTCGTAGCCGGTGTCGCTGGGCACACGGCACACCAGGCGGTTATCCGCGTACTGCTCCGCGGCCTCCAGCAGCGCGGAGGGGTTGATGCTCTGGGCATACTTCATGTCCAGGAGCGCGGTATCATAGGTGCCGGACTTCTTGGGTGCAAATTTCATGTTCTGCACGCCGTGGTAGCCGGCGGCCTTACTGCGGGTTTTCCCTGCCATTTACAAATCATCCTTTCCAACGAGTGTCTCGCACTCGAATACCTTGTGTTGGGTCTCCTCGTCTGTGGCGTCGATGATCTCGGGCCACGTCATACCGGCATCCACCAACGCCTCCAGCACCTGTCTCCGGATTTCCCTTCCGTCGTTCTCGAGGGGGAGGTACAGATGCACCTGGATCAGTGCCTTGTACCAAGTGGGGCGGTTATCTGCGGGCTGGGCCGGAATCAGATCATAATTGAACACCAGGCAGCGGGGCCGGTGCAGAGTGTCCACGTCCGGAACCACCGGCAGGCCCAGGGGCTTCAGGGCCTGAATGATGCGCTGGTTGAGTGTCATCTCACCGCCCCCTTCCGCTGCACTTTGACCTCCAGCCAGGCGTGGCGGTTCTCCACGTCGTTGACGGAGATCACCTCGTAGGGCTTGGGATCTGTCCCCCGGTAGATGATGCAGGTGGTGGTGATTAACGGGGTATACCGCAGGGTGAGGGTGGCCGGCTCGGTCACCCCCGCCTGGCGGGCCGTGTAGACCTCGGAGCCCCAGGCGTTCACCCATTTGCAGTACCTGGTCTTCTCCTCTCCAAACACATTGACCGGCTCTGAAGCCGGATAGCCGTCCGGCCCCAGCTCCACCTCGCCGTGCTCATCCCGCGGGAGGTCAAAGACCATGATCTTGGTGCGCAGCTCACCGGCATTCGCCCGCTTTGCCATTGCCTCACACCTCCCCAGCCCCGGATGTGTCCAACTTGGACACATCCTTGTACCGGAGCTGCATCTTCAAGCTCTGGGTCAGATAGCGCATCGAGTTAGCCTCTGCCGCCGTGAGATCCCGATAGTCGTCCAGATCCGTCACCAGCAGCTTGGCGAGCATCTTCGCTTGGGGGCTCTCCCGGTCAAAGCCGTCCCGGATGCCGTCGTCGATCATGCTCTCGGCCACTTCAATGAGGGCGGCCATCTCCTCGTCGGTGGACTCGTAATCACGGCTGTAGGCCCGCGCCTCCTCTACGGTGATCACCATAGGTTCTCACCGCTCAGCCTGCCGCCTCGGCCTTGGTGGTGACGGTCCCCTTGACGCTCACATCCACCGTGGGCGCGTTGGCCGCCGCAGGGTCGAGCAGGCCGTAGCAGTAGGCATCCACGTCCGCCTGGATCACGTCGTAGCCCTCAATCACCCGCATCAGGGTGCGGTTCTTGACGAAGCCCGCGTGGGCGCTGGCGTCGAAGAACTGGTAAGCGAACTCCACGAAGTAGCAGCCGGCCTTGAGATCGCCGTAAAAGATGGGGGCCTTGGTGCTCTCGTTGGGGAGCTGGGCGTCGGAAAAGACATGGACAGGCAGGTTCTTAAAGAGCTTCCGGGTGGCGTTGGCGGGGTCGGGCTGAAGCATGGGGCGGCCGTTGGCGTCCTTGGCCTTGTCCATGACATTCCAGCCGGTCTGATTGGTGACGACCACGCCACCCACCAGGCAGGCGGGATCGAGATCCAGGTTGAGGGACTCGCCCAGGGCGTCCAGGCTGGCCAGCTCCTTGGCCGACTTGCTGGCCTTCAGCGTGGCAAAGATGTCCTTGTTCTCGCTGTAGATGGCGTTCTTGACGAACCAGTTGTTGAGATAGGCGATCAGGCCCGCCGTCTCCACCGCCGTCAGGATGTTGGAGACGGGGATGATCATGCCCTTGAGGGCGATGGCGAACTTCACCGCCTTGAAGGTGGGGTCCGTGCCGTCGGGGATGTCGTTGCCGTCGTCAAAGTCCTTCAGGCCGGTAACAGCGCCCGACTCAAAGTCAAAGCTGCCGGAGAGGGAGGTGGTGGGGATCACCGTCACCAGATCCTTGGCGGAGATGTAGCTCCGGCGCAGCTCCCGGATCTTGGTGTCCACATCCTCGGGCATCAGGTTGGCCTCTCCGTTGGCCGCGTTGGTACCCGTGACCAGCGCTTTCTGGAGGCCGGGCTCCGGCGTGATGGCGGCGCGCTCCTCGTCGGAGAGGGGCTGCCTGCGGAGCAGCTTGGCGATGATAGCGAATCCGGAAATCTCCTTCCTGGTGCCCGGGTCGCCCGGGTCGTCACCCTCCGGCTCGTCGGGAACCATGGCCCGCTCCCGCTCGTAGAGCCGCTTTTCCAGCTCAAAGTCCTTCTGGAGCGCGTCACACTCGTCCATCAGCTTGGCCGCGTCCTCGCTGCGGCCCTCGTCCTGGGCCTTCCGGGCCTGGGCAAATTTGTCCTGCATCGCCTTCTGGATTGCCTTCATTTTCTTGTTCATCTGTCATTCCTCCATTTCCATCAGCGCAAGGCTGGCTTCCATCAACCGCATCCGGAGCGTCAGGGCCGGGGCCTCCTCCCCCGGCCGGGGAAGGTCGTCCGGCTCGCCCTTTCCCCCGTAATGCTTGATCACCCCGGCCCCTTTCTGGGCCGGTACCGCCACAAAGGACAGCTCATAGGCGTCTGTGGGGTCGTCCAGGTCGATGTGGCACCGTTTGCCCTCATACTCCTGGCCGGGACAATGGCCGCAGTAGGTCTCCCGCCGGTCTGTGCCGCAGATGGAGCATATGGCCTTTGCCACCTGGCAGCCCACCGACACCTCCCGGAGGATACCGCCCTCAATGGCGGCGATCAGCGGCGCCGTCTGGTCGTTGCGGAGCATGTAGGCCCGCAGCACCAGCCGCCGCACGCCCTCCGACTCCTCCACGGCCCCGGCGTAGATCCGGGCCGTCTGGCCGCTGGCCGACCACCTGTGATCCATGATCACGGTCTTCCCCACATACAGCTCGGCCAACCGGTCCAGGGCCGCCTCGGTAAACCGCTCCTGATCCCGGTCCACCTGGTTGTCGCAGGCGGCCACCCGGAACACAAAGACCTCCTCCTCCGTCAGCTCCTTCAGGGCCTGCCGGTTGATGAGGGCCAGCTCTTCCCCGGCCAGGGCCTGCTTCTCCACCCTGGCCGCTTTCTGGATTGCATCCATAATGCCATCACTCCTTTCCATTTCCATACTGCTTCCCCACGTCCTCCAGGGGGATGACGTTGCCGTTGGCAATCAGGCGGTCGCCGCCGGCGGCCGACGACATCCCCAGGTAGGCGCGGGCCTCGTTGGGCATGTAAAGCGAGTTGGCCACGGCCTGCACCATGCTCTCGATCTGGGTCTTGGTGTCAGCCCGCAGCATCACCGCCGTGTTGAACTGGGCCGCCTCCCCCCGGTCCATCTGCGCAGGCTCCAGCAGCTTCCAGCTCAGCTCCTCCTCATAGCCCTTGAGAATCCACAGCAGTGTATCCGTCAAGAAGGCGAGCTGCTGGGCCTCGGAGTTGGCAAAGGAGGACTTCTCGTAGTCGTTGACCTGGTTGGGCTTGACGCCGAAGGCCGCCGCGATCTGGAGGGCGCTGTGCTTGCGCAGCTCGATGAACTGGCTGTCGGTCAGCTTGATGTTCAGCGGTTCGATCTTGGAGCCAAGCGGCACGGGGATGAAGCTCTTGGTGGCGTCCATCTGCCCGGTGGCATACGCCTCCAGGCCCCGCAGGAAATTCTGTTCCGCCTCCGAGTTGAGATCGCCGGTGTACTGGACGGCGGCCTTGGCCGTGAAACCGTTCTTGTAGAGGGAGTTGAGCATCTGCTGGGATTGCAGGCTGCCGTCCAGGGTGCTGCGCAGGATCTCCTGTACCGACAACCCGGTGATACCGTCCAGGCTCAGCCAGGTGCGGAAGTGGAGCACCTCGTCCTGGCACAGCTTGTACCGCCTCCCGTCCGGTGCCGACCAGATGTACCACAGCCGGGCGTCCGGGCCCAGGATGCGGCGGTTGTCAAACCACACGCTCACCCGGTCGCTGCGCATGTGCCAGAGCTGGGTGCTTACCCCGCTGCCGAAGATGGCCGCGTAGGCGTTGCCGTAGTGGTTGCGGGACATCTCCATGTCCGCCCAGAAGTAGGTGGCGGTCTGGATGGGGTTGGGCCGGTAGCGCAAAACCCGGTAGAGCGGATTCTCCCGCACCTCCTCCACCCCCCGCTCCGGGGTGCTCCGAATGAGCTTGAGGGGCAGCTTGGAGACGCCTTCGCTCAGCACCCGCAGGCAGGTAAAATAGGTCGCCTCGCTCAGCTTGCTCCGGGGGATGCCCCCCAGGTTCAGCAGGTCAATGAGCTGGCTGAGCGTCACCTGCTCCGCTCCGTCCGCCGGTGCCGCGGCCTGGCCGCCCGTCTTTTGGACCAGTCTCTGAAACAATCCCATGCTCACTCACCCCCTTCTCTGCGCCTGCGCCGGAGCCACAGGGCAAGCCCAACAATCAGCCACGGCAGGAACAGGAGCAGCGCCAGCAGGAACCTCCCCAGCCACCGGCATCCCCGGCCCGCCAGGAGCGCCAGCTCCCCCGCTGTCTCCAGCGTCCAGCGGTAGCCCGGCTCCGCCCAGCGCAGGAGCTCTTTGATGTAGTTCACGTATTCCACCCCATTTTTGTCAGATACTCCGCCATGGCCCGCTCCAGATCCACCGGGGGATCTTCGGTGAGCTTCATCCGCGCCACATGGGCGTCGATGGCCGCGTCCACCGGGTCGATGCGCCGGGTGCGTTTGCCCGCCTCCTTGTCCACCTTCATCTCCTTGAAGCTGTTCCGCACAATGCGGGCGTTCCGGAAGGACAGGTCCAGCAGCTCGTTCCGCTGGTCGTAAAGGTACTGCCCCGACTTCATGAGGAGCTGAAGCTCCTCCGTCCCGCTGTGCAGGAACCGGGCGGACTGCTTTACCTCCAGCAGAGGCGCCCCCAGCTCCTCCAGGTCCTTGAGAAAGCAGTCGGCGTTGTGGGGGTCGTACCCCAGCCCCAGGAGGGTCAGGTCATACTCGGCCAGGGTGTCCCGCAGGGTAGCGAGGATAAAGCTGTAGTCATTTTTGAAGTCCTGGACGCTTCCGGTGGCCAGCAGGAGGCGGTCATGGGCCCACACGTCGTAGGGGGCCAGGTCGCTCCTGATGTGCTCCTCCAGCCGTCCCCGGGGCATGAAGCTGACGCTCCAGCCGTAGTACATGGGCCGCTCCCGCTCCGTCCACTGGAACTCCAGGGCCAGGGTGGTGAGATCGCCGCCGGAGGACAGGTCCAGCCCGGCGAAGCAGGAGGCGCCCCGGAAGTGCTCCAGCGTCAGCGGGGAGCGGCACTTCTTCAGGATGGCCGGCGTCACCAGCTTCTCGTCGGCGTTCTCCGACCACATGTTCTGGCATTTGGTGATGTAGTCGGCCAGCTCCCGGCCGCCGGCGTCCCTGGCCGTCTGGGCGTCGGCCAGCATGGTCTCCATGCCCTCCTCTGTCTGGCAGAGCACCGGGTTTGACTTTGGAAAGTGCTCCGGGGCAAAGAGGTCGTCCCCGTCGTCCAGGCAGTAGATGTCTACGAAAAAGTTCTCCGCCGTGGAGCCGCCGGCTAGGATCGCCTGGCAATACTCGTCCATCTCGTAGCAAAAGCTGTTGAGCTCGTCGCCCCGGGTGGTGATCATGGAGGTCAGGGCCTCCTTCAGCGACCGCTGGCCGTTGTAGATGGCCTTGTAGATCTTGTTGTCCCGGTGCTGGTGGATCTCGTCGATGGAGGCGTAGATGGAGCAGAAGCCCTCGTCCAGGCCGCCCTCCCTGGACAGCGCCTCAATGGTGCAGCCGGTCTCCCAGGAGGTGATCAGGGACTTGTAGTCCTGGATGCGGAAGCACTCCATCAGGTCGCCGTCCGCCAGGACAAACCGCTCCACGTCCTCCCAGGCCAGCCGGGCCTGGCGTTTCTTGGTGGCCACGGTGAAGAGCTTGCCGAAGCGGTAGCCGCCGAAGCCGGCCAGGTAGGTGGCGGTGATGCCGTTCTCGAAGGTCTTGCCGTTCTGCCGGGCCACCGACTTGTACTTGCGGCGGAATCGGCGGTAGCCCTTGCGGTTGACCCATCCCATGGGCACGCCCAGGTCGAAGGTCTGGCAGCCGTAGAGGCGGACCGGCCGGGGCTCGTCGCCCTCCACAATGGTCAGCGTCTCGGAAAAGTCCAGGATCTCCTCGCTCTTCTCCGGCACCCAGAGATAGGGGAACTCATCCGTCCCCTGCCGCTCCAGATCCCGCAGGTGGCGGCGGCACGCCTGGACGTGAAGCTCCCCGGCCACCACATCACCGGATACTACCCGCTCGGCGTAGGCCGTCGCCCGGTCCCTCATTCGCCCTCCGCCTGCTTTCGGAAGCGTTCAAACTTGTTGGACTTCGGTACCGGCGGCTCCTGGGGGATTACCAGCTTGCAGCGGCTGGTGATGTTAAGCCCCAAGGCCCGGGCCGTGGCCTCGCACTGGGTGAAATACTTGTCCTGGAGCAGGGCCAGGCTGCGCTCCAGCTCCAGGGCCACGTCCTCGTCGTCGATCTCCTCGCCGGCGGCCACGGCCCGGCCCTCCTCCGCCGCCAGCTTGGCCCGCAGTTCCCGCAGCCGCGCCCGCTTTTTCTTCGGCAGGGTGCGCAGGAGCTTGGTGTATCTGGCGTAAAAGCCATGGGCCACCACGTACCGGGCCAGCTCCCCGGCGTCCACATTGCCGATGATCTTGATGCGCTGGAGCTCCTCCGCCAGGGCGGAGAACTCCTCCCGCTGCTTCTTGGACAGGTACTCCGGCGGCTGGATGTCGTCGGCCGGGGCCGTGGGCTCGGTGGCCATGCGCCGCTGGATCTCCTCCTGGGTCAGATGCTTGCGCCCCTTCGCCAGCAGGATGTTGATGGGTTCGCGTGGGTTGGGCATGTGACGATCCTCCTCTCCCGCCCAGTGTGTCCAAGTCGGACACATTCCAGGGCGCGATTTTTGCCTCTTTTTCGGCCGGTTTTGTCTCGTGCGCGCCCAGGCAGCGCGCGGGTGACGGCTGAAAAGACCAATCCCGCCCGGCCGCCGGGGTGTGTTTCCCTCCATCGGGGAGCTTTTGCTGCAAAACAGAGGCCGTGCGGTCAAGCGCGCCGTCCGCCTGTACTTTTTGACCCGCCCCTGGGCCGCTTGTGATGGCTCTCTTCGGCGCTGTGGTGGGCCTTGCAGTCGCCCTTGAGGTTGGTGATATCCAGCCGCCTGGCCCAGTTGACCTCAAGGGGCTCGATGTGGTGCACCTCCGTGGCAAGCTCGATGTCCTCCTCGCGCCGAAGCCCGGCCTGCCACTCCCGCACGCACTCCTCGCACCGGTAGCCGATGGACTCCAGCTTCCGGTGGCGCAGGGCCCGCCAGGGACCGGAGCGGTAGAAGGCCACCTTGGCCGGGTCGCGGTGCTTGTCATAGCCTGCATGTCGCTCCCGCTGCATCGCTGGCAAGCGCTCCGCGCACCGGTCACAGATGGCGTTGTGGTTGGGCGTCGCCGCCCCGCATTTGGCACAGAGTTTCAGCAGCACGGCACACACCTCCGGACGAAACAAAAAGCCTGAACCGACACGGGCCGCATCATGCGGACCATGTGGCTCAGGCTCATTGGCTCAGGCTCAAATCGATATCCAGATATCGCTCCTGTTTGCAGTGCCGGCAATAGACATAGGCTTTCACTTTGCCGTCCGGCGGCAGCCGCAGGAGCTTCATCGTCTTGCACTTGGGACAGATAACCCATCCATCCTTCAGGACTAGTTTACCACGTTCGCGGGTTCCTTGCAATGGGTTTCACCTCCGTGTGTCTATTGTTCCACTAGATTTCAAGATTGATCGCGCGCGGGTGCGCACGCGGGCGCGCACGACAGATTAAAAGAAGAATTGCTTTGTATGTAGCTGGCGTATGCGTATGCACCGAACGAGTTGGACCGCTCGCCTCGCCTGGCCCACAGCACATCGTCCGGTATGTCGATGACCCCGCTCTCATCCCTCCATCGCTCCGGCGGAGGCAGCTGCTGGGACAAGCTCCTGGAGCAGTTCCACGGCCGCCGCCCGATGGGGATGATGATGCCGTCGGTGCGCTCCTTGGTCAGGTACTCTGCCAGCCGACGATAGCCTCCGGTGGGCATGAGCACCGGCTCGTCGTCCACCTCCCCGGCCCGCCACAGGTGGCGCACTACGGCCGGCGGGAAATCACTGTACCGCAGGACCATGTGGATGTGGTAGCGGTGGTCTCCGTGCAGTCCCTCCACGCAGGTAATCCAGTCAAAGGGCCGGCCCTCGTTGAACCGGCGTGCCCGGGCCATAAAGGCCCGCTTGGTGGCCATGGCCTCCCGAAACGTCCGTGGAAGATGAACTGAATCATAGGTGAGCGTGTAATGTGTACCCTCAAAGCCGAACAGCGCAAGCCTCAGCTCCAGCCGGTCGGCCTGACTCCGGCACACCGCTGAGTGCGGTGAGCGGATGATCTCATTTTTATCCCGCCGGTCCTCCCTGGAGTCCGTGCGGGCCAGCCGGGGACGAATCGCCCGGCACTCTTTGACCAGGGGCCCCGCCCTCTGGCATGTGCAATACCACGGCCCCTCGGCCATCAGTCCACCCGCTTGGCCCGGGCCACGTAGCGGCCCGCCCATGGCCCGACGGCAGACTGGCGGAGGGCCAGCACCTTGTCCCGGGTCAACTTGTCTACCATACGGCCCACATCACCGCACCCGTCCAGATAGGCCAGCCGCTCCAGGTGCCACAAGGTCTGCGCCTTCACCAGACAGCGCAATCTCCGCAGGTCCTTATTTTTCATGTTGAGTTTCTCCTTTCCTTCTCCCCGGCGGACTGTTCCGCCACCGGAAGGCGGCGCAGCGATGATATCGCTTATCCCACCACCAGCCTCCTGGGCGTTTGCACGCCCACATGGCGGCATCGTGCCAGTAGCAATTAGCACAGGTGCGCCGGTACTCCTCGATACGGACGCAGTCTCCCATGCTTATCCCCCATTTGTGTCCAACTTGGACACACCCAGATTGCCCAGGCCGGCGCCGACCTGACGCCACACTTGGATGGGCACCACCTCGTCCCCGCTGTAGAGGCGGCGGAGCAGATCCGGTGTAATCCCTTTGCCGCAAGCCTCAGCCAGTTGCTCAAAGCAGCCCAGCCCTGCGCTCTTGCGGTAGGCATAGAGGCGGTCAAGGATCTCCCGCTTCTCCGCTGCATTCCGGCCGTGGGGCTCCTTGGGTGGCCTGGATTCCGGCTCCAGGAGCTCTACCGGGGAGTCACGCGGCAGAGGCAGCTCGACCACCTCATAGGGCAGAGACTCGTCCAGCAGGAGCACACCATCATAGATGGACGACTCAATCTCAGCCTTTAGTTTGGTCCTCGCTTCCGCCGATATCTCCGGCACCCGTACCAGCATCACCGGCACCAATTCGCTGTTTTTCATCTTATCACTCCTTCAAATTTTTGCGCTAGTATTAGCATCTTCCTATTGACATTACGCTAATATTAGCGTATAATAAAATCATCAAGAGGGGACAACCCCAGGAGGTAACTAACATGAAAAAGTATAATCTCTCTGAGATCATGAAAGCCGCTTGGAACCTGCGCAAGATGTCCCTCAAGTGGGTCACCTCTCTCAGCTTCGGCGAGTGCCTGCGCCGCGCCTGGAAATCCGCGAAGGAAGCCGCCCGTGTGTTCTCCGGCCTCGTGCGCAATGTCCAGGTCGGCGGAACCCTGGCGCACCCCGTCCTGGTGGACATCGACATGGATGCCCTGACCGTCACTGGCAATACCTACCCCGTGCGCAGCATGATGCGCGAGTTCGGTCTGGTTTGGGATCGTGACAACAAGGCTTGGACTGGCAGCCGCGAAACTCTCAATTCCATCTGCGTCAAGTACGCTTAATTACGATTAGTAAGGAGACAACTATGGAAAAGTATTACATCATTGCAGACTTAAAGCGTAACCCAGCCGCCGGGGAGGATGTCCCTCCCGTTCCGGGCGCCCAGGTATATGTGGGGAGAATGAAGGCCATCATCGAGGCTGAGAACTGGGAAACAGCCATGAAGCAAGGACAGGAGCTGATCCTGGGCTGCCTGAAAAGGCACATCGTGCCGTATCAGTGGGTCTGGATGCCCGTCAAGGACGCCGAGAAGATGGGGGACACCTCCATATATGATAGGTACCCCACCGCAACCAGGCTGACCTATGAGCGGGTCAAAGCTAGTCTGACGCAGAAGCAGTTGGCCGAGCGCTCTGGTGTCAATATCCGCCAAATCCAGCGGGTCGAGTTGGGAGAATCCGAGGCCGGAAACCTCACCGCTAAGAACCTGCTTGCGCTGGCGGACGTGCTGGGCATCGATCCACATAAGCTCATTTAAGGGGGGATCACTTTGACAACCTGCGGAAACGGCAAAAAGCGAAAACGGGGTGCTTTGCCGAAAGAAGATCTCACTGGGCATACCTTTGGCGAACTCACGGCGTTGTATCCGACGGAACAACGCTCCGGGTCATCCGTCGTGTGGGCTTGCCGATGCTCCTGTGGCAAGCTTGTCTATGTCTCCCGCCCACACCTTCTATCCGGCATAACTAAATCCTGCGGACACGCAAAGCTTGTTGACCTGCGCGGGAAACGCAGCGGGCGGCTGGTGGGCGTCAAAATGATGAAACAGCGATACGCGGGTTTCGTCATGTGGCTCTGCAAATGCGACTGCGGGTCTGTCTTTCTCCTTAGCTCCTCCGGCCTGAAATATAATCGGGTCAAATCCTGCGGCTGTTTGGGGAAGAAACAGAATGCCCGCTGCCCGGGCTGCGGGCGCTATTTCCCGATCACTCTGGACGGCACCCCGACGCCTCAATTCTGCCCCGACTGCGCGCCGAAGTACGCGGGGCGAAACTGGAGGGTCTGTCCTGTGTGTCATAAGCTTTTCCCCAGCCCACCAAGCAGTAATGCCATAACCTGTTCCGCGGCCTGTTCTTCCGTCTGGAAGTCACTGACGCACAAAGGGCTGCGGGTAAATTGGAGCGACGAGTCTCGCCAGCGCCTGTCCGCAAAAGGGAAAACCGAAAACCTAAAACTCGGAACAGCCGCGGCCCAGCGATCCCCTATTGCCGGCCGTTTTGAGACGAACCAGAACGCCAAGATCTGGACTCTTGTGGATCCGTGCGGGAACAAGATCACAGTTCGCAACCTGATCCTCTGGGCGCGAGAGAATACCGACCTCTTTGGGAAACCGGAGGGAGATCACTCAGCCCACCAGATTGCTTCCGGCTTCCAGGCAATCGCACTCACTATGTGCGGAAAGCGAAAAACCCCCGCCATGAGTTACTTCGGCTGGACGCTCAAGTGCCCTCCTGAACCAGCAGAATAGATCTTTCACCGCCCCTTCGGGGGCGGTTTTTTTGCTACTCCTCCGGCGGTCCATCAAAGGCCACCCAAACTTGACTATACAGAGAGAGCAACAGCCCCCGACTGTCGGCCTCATGCTTGAGGCACAGCCGCTCGTTGTGGATGTGAGTGGCGATCTCCCAGCCGCCCCACTGGAGCTGCCTCAGCCCCACGCCCTCAATCCAGACTGGGTGCTCTTTGGGGAGTTGCTCCAGCTCTGCACGGGTATATTGGTGTCTCATGGCGATACCTCCGGTGGGCGGCGTACTATGTGCCACACGCTTCCCTTTTTCGTGAAATGCAGATACTTATCTTCCCGTTCCCCATGCTCTATCCGAGCTGCGGGTTTGCCGCATTTTGGGCAGTATATGCTGTAATTTAACCCGGCGGTCTGCATCCCGCCTTTTCCACTGCCACTCATGCCTCTCCCTCCGGCGGGCGGCGGTAAATCTTAACGCGCCCAAGCGGATCAAGTCCAAACTCGCCCGATTTTGTTTGCAAAAAAACATCACCATCCTTTTCTGATTTGACAATCCCCCAGCATCTGAGCGAAGAATCCCATACTGGCTGCCCATCCATCTCCCGCAACTGTTCCAGCGTCAGCGGCTCGTTCTGCGGGGTGAGGGTGGGCATATTAGAGATCGCCTGCAAAAGCGCACCCCGTTCAACAGCGGTTAAATCTGTTTTCTTGATATACTTCTTTAGCGCATCCAGATCAATCGCCCTTCCCATCGTTCAGCGCCTCCAGTCTCTTTCTCAATTCCTCCCATGCCTCCGGGGAGAGGGGGCGGCCACATTGAGAACAGTATTGGTGTCCCCACCGCTCCCATGCGATTGCTGTATCAGGATCTTTGCAACGGTTACACCCCGGCCACACCCGCTCTACCTGCTCCCGGCTGACGGGGCGGAGGGCGGCAATTGCCATCTTAGCGGCTTCAACCTCAGTCGGCTTATATGTCCAGTATTCGATTATGTTTTGCAATGACTTGATCGCTTCTTCTCGCGTCACGGCTGGGCCTCCTTTTCCAGCAGCTCCATCTCCGCAGCGCTCAGGATCAGCGCGCGGGTGTTCCATTCCTCAATAGCTGCTCTGTCTACATCTTGCCACCGTTCCATCGGAAGTTGCCTGTGAGTAACAGTCCGAACGCCGCACTTTTTGCATTGCACTACCGCTTGTCGGCAATGCGCGATCTGTCGGCTTGGGAACCCCTTCTTAAATTTCGCTTCCCCGCCGCAATGGGCACACGGCACCAGCACCCCCGCCTCCGTCAGCCGCTTGGCCGCCTCTTTATTGCCTAGAAGGGCTAATTTGATATCATCCATGTATAATTCCCCTCTCTATGTCCGCTATGGCCCGAAAGATCGGATAAAACTGCTGGGGCACTACGGCGTTTCCGAGGCATTTAAGTCGGTCCACCCGAGAGGGAACCCCATAAGATATTCTACCCACGTCGGGTTCAGCTGGCCACCAACCTCCGTTTGCAACTGATGCTCCCTGTTTTTCCGGTAATCCTTGCATCCCCTGTTCTTCCAGTCCGTTGCAATCGGCGTTGGCCACATCTTTACCATCCCGCTCAAATTTGGTTCGCCTCGGCTGTTGTGATAAAATTCCCTGTTTGCCGAATCTGACGCAATCGGAGTTTTCCAGAGAATTGGGTCTCCATCCTTTCCCGTTATGTTTTTCTTCCAGCGTTCTACACCCGATAATTGCGCATCTGTCCCTCCTGTGCGGGGCATCAACGGCACAAGCCGGAATAATAAACGCTTGGACGGCGTAATCCTCGCTTTCCAGGTCAGCGCACACCTGGTCGAGCGCCATATTGACGATCCCAGCAACGTTCTCGCCAACAACCCAAGCGGGCCGGAGATCCGAGATAACTCTAAGCATTTCAGGCCAGAGGTAACGGTCATCCTCCTTGCCTCTTCGCTTTCCGGCAACGCTGAACGGCTGGCAGGGGAACCCTCCTGAAATAACGTCAACTGTTCGCATTCCTGTCTTTTCATAAAAACTATCTCCCGTCAGTGTTCGTATATCCTGCCAGCGGGGCACATCAGGCCAGTGCTTTTCCAGCACGCGGGTGGGATAATCCGCCCACTCGCACTGTCCGACGGTGGTAAATCCGGCCCACTCGGCGGCAAGGTCAAGTCCCCCGATGCCGGAGAAGAGGGAGAGATGCGCCAGTTTCGTCGCCTCGTGGTCGCCCAGAAGGGCGCGCGTCTTATCGTCCATTGTTCGGGTCCTCCTTGCAAGTTTTCCACCGCTCTTTTCTTCTGCACGTCCCGCCGGTCGCATCACAAATGCTCTTGGATGAGCATCGTTCACATGGTCCAGCCTTAAAAAATTCTTTCATGTACATCGCGGTGGTCGATATGCTGTATCCGGTGGCCTAGGCTATCGTCTCCGGCCCATAACCGTCCAACGACATAGGCTCCCGGCCTCACGCCACCGGCATTTTTGGCAGCGGCATCCATTCGCCGCTGGGTGTGGTTTGGATTATCCGCTTACTCATGGGCTGACACCCCCTCCTTCGCCGCCCGCATCTCTGCCAGCAGAGCCTCCTGCTCATAGAGGTAATGCACCTCCATGCCGGTAACAGCCTGGGCCTTCTGGCGGAGCTTTTCAAAGGCGTATTCCTCGTCCACTTCTGCCCGCATCCGCTCCAGCTCGTCCGTGTTGTCCTGAAGAGCGGAGAAAAACTTTTGCATCTGTTTCGGCCCGAAGCCGTAGGCGTCGGCGATGGAGCATACCATCAACCACATGGCCCGCTGGGTATGGGTATCCGCCTGTACCTGCACCGTGGCGTCCCGGGCGGCCTGCTCCAGCCCCCTCCGAACGGCCGCCTTGTGGGCCAGCACCTGGGCATAGGTCGCGCCCCGGGGCTTACCCGGTCCGGGGCGGTGGTGTGTTTTCTTATTCTTCGCCATTTGGGT